ATGATGTTTCAGGTAAATGTTTTACTTGATTATAAGAAAACGAATTTGTAAATGTTTTTAAAGGATATAGTTCTCTAGCAAATAATCTTAATTTAATTTGAGAACCAACTTTATATTCTTTTTTTAAATTGGTAATTCCTATTTTTTTATCTTCCGATGTCAATTCGGATAAACTACCTGTTAAAAATGATTCATCTGAATATCCGATTCTTATTTTTGGTTGATATATAGTATTAGTTTCTTTACTGAATACTTTTATTATACCATAATCTTTTGTATCATTTTCAAAAGTATCAGAATATTTTATAATAATACCATCGTTTGGAATAGAACCACTCATCCAACTTTCTAATAAAGATTTTACATTCATCTCTATATCAGCTGTTTGATAGTTAAATGACTGTGATGCTGCGTTTGATATCCACCATGTACCACCAGTTCCATTATTTGGATTTGAATCAGTCCCAGAGTTCAATCCATTTTCTAACCATACTAATTTAGAATCTCCTTCTCTATAATTCCAATTTACACCTTGTGTTGATATTTTATCAAATCTAGTACCCGTTCCCATTTCCCAACTACCGGATACAGCAAATCCATATAATGTATATTCCAATGGAATTTCCTCACTTTCAGTTTCTTTTAAAATCAAAGTAGCATCTTCCAATCCTAAAGTACCATTTGTTATTGATGCAGACAAAAATCCAACATCAAATTTAAGTAAAGCTCTAGAAATATCTTTTATATTCCCATAGTAAACTTTACTAATTTCTAGCACTTCATCCAAACCAGTATTTTGATTTGGCTGTTGTAAATAAACCGCTGCATCTTTTGATGCTGTTAAAAAATAATATGCCATTATCTTGCTCTACCTTTTATATCTGTGTCTGGAAACTTAATTTCGAAAACCGATGGGTCTAATGATGGATAGACTATTTTACTTTTAGTTGCTGCTTCTATATTATACGAATTTGTTGAATATCTACCACCACACTTATTTGTAACAATAAGAGATGGTACTGATTGAACTCCTTCCACATTTGCAATTAATAATTCAATTTCACTTAAATTTATAGTTTGGTTAAATGACCAATTATCTATATTGAAATATTCTTTTAAATCAGATATGCATTTAGCAACGATTTCATTTTTATTATAATTTTCAAAACATATAATTTCAAATTCTAAACCAATATTAATAATAAATCCATCGTTTATATTTAATCCATCGGTTAAAATTCTATATTCATTAAAATATGTTTTTAAATTTTCTTTAATTCCTCTGGATAAATTTGTTAAGTGCCCATTTGAATTATACCCAAGTAAATAAAGATTAATAGCAAATGGATTATTCTTTTCGTTATCATTTGAGGTTTTACCTATTAGAAATTGTTGTATTTCGTTTTTAACAGTTGCCGCAGTTGGTTCTTCACTATCTGGTTTATTCACAAACCCCATTACTAAATCCGTAAATTCTTGTAATGCGTTTGGAGATGCAAGAATTGAAGATGGTGAATTGTTATCCAATGTACCATCTGCTACTGCGTATGCTTTTGCAACTCCACCAAATTTAGATGGCATTGAAAGAGCTCGAACTTGATAATCTTTTATAGTAACCGCTCTATTTTGAGAACCAAAATTCGCTAATGCGTTTTGTCTTATTTCTTCAACTGTCTCCGCACCTCTACCACCTATTGCCGGTATTTCATTATCAACAGCAACCGATGATTTAATTCTATTATAAACAGCTATCTCATCCGATGAATACTGAGAAATATCTTCTTCATATTCTATTCCATCAATTTGTGTCAATTCTCCTTGCGAAACGTTGGTATTAACACCACCACCAACTAAATATCGTACGGTCATTACCGTATTTGATGGAGATGTGCCGTATGTTTTTGTTTTTAAGAAATTTGTTGGGTCAAACGATTCTTCCAATCTATTAATAGAGTTTGGTAATCCCAATCCAACATTTTTTAAATTAGGAATAAGTAATTCATCCGATGCGGTTGGGTCTCCTGCACCAAATTGTATAGTTGTTGTACTATCGGAATTTATCTTAGTTACAAATCTTCTGGAAGTTTTTATTGTTTTTAAAATATATGGAACCGTTGATTTAAACTGATATAAATCTGGATCATTTGTTGGCGTATTTGGTTCTTGCACAAATACCATCTCCTGTGCTAAGTATGGTACTTCATACCATTTGTTATTATCACCATCTCTCACATCATATACTTCAATTATATTATCTTCTGATAATTTTATTGATTCAAATGCTTTATAGTTACCAAATGTAAAAGTTTGAGTAACTTCATTCGCCGATATAGCATCTACATATTTTTTTAACAAATAAAATGTTGGGTCTCCCGTTGTTACATTTCGTTGATAAATTGTTATTTCTCTGCCGATTTCATCCGAAAAATCAACAATATCGGTTGTTCTAAATTGAATACCATTTGTTTTTGATTTTATTCTTAATCCTGGTTTTATTTTTAAGAAATATTTTGAATCAGGTTGGTTATAGATACCAGTACCAATTGATGGTACAAGTTGATATACTGATATTTTGGTTACTGCGGGTGATGTTACCTTTGGTTTATATCCCAAAAATTGCGCAAGTGCTAATACATTTTTCTTATCTTCTGCGTATGGTAACAATGATTCTTTTAAAGTATCATCTATATAATACGATAAAGTATCACCTATATAAGATGCCATTTCAATAAACATCATACCAGGTGATGTTTCATTAAAATCATTATAGGTTTTTGGAAAATAGTTTTTTGCAAACTCTATTAAGTTACCTCTATAAGATGTGAAATCCTTATTAAGGTATTTAATCTCTTTTCCTCTATTCTTAAAATTTTTATTTATGCTTTTTAATGACATCTTATATTAATTAAACAGTAAATGTTAATGTTTCCAACTTAGGAGTATCGTTTAATCTAAATTTAATAGAAACTTCAACTCTATTACTATCTTTTAGTTCATCCGATTGAGTAATATCTATCGTATCAATAGTAACAAACGGTAACCAATTGCTTAAAGATTGATTTATTCTTTCTTCAATTCTATCAGGTAGGTCTTCGGTATTTTGTTCAAATAACAATTCCTGAAGTCCACTTCCTAAATTTGGCTGCATTATTCTTTCATATCGTTTTGTTAGTAACAAACTTTTTATATTTGTTTTTATTTGGTCCGAAGTTGTGAAAGATTGATTAAATGCTGTATTTCCTATTTGTAATGGCAAAGTAATACCGATAGCATAATCATTATACTCTACGGTATCAATTACTCTTTTTTTGCCAAGTACTATTGCCATTATTTCTTAAATCTCTTTACTAATTCCGAATAATCTCTGTTAAAAGCTTTATCCAATTCAGCTACTCCGGTATTTACACCCAATCCAGTTGGAGAAGGTCCTTTCGCTAAATCACCATAACCCATTTTTTCAGCTATCGCCGTTCTACCTACAAGTGAACCCATATCACCTTGTCCAAAGTTCATTGTTCTAAAACCACCATCACCTTGTGGAAGCCCACCACGTGTTTCATTAAGAATTTGATTAATCATTGGGTTTTTACTGAATTGTTTCTGAGAAGATACGTTTGTAGATACCGATTCTTCGATAATATCATCATCTAACATAGCCTTAGCCATTGATAATCCAGTAGTTTTTGGTTTAGCAGGTTGTTTACTCTCTGCCAACATCTTTTTCATCTCAGCCTTCACACCTTCTTTAATTAAAGCGGGTAATTGCTCTTTAAGCTCCTCTTTAATAAGAATCTGAATGGCTTTTAATAATTTGTCCGTATTCATACTTTATTATTTGTTATGTTTATAAATATTTGAATTGTTATTTTTTGGGATTTATACATTTTTTTGAGATTGTACCGCCGCTTTTCCATTTTGGTTTAGTCTCCACAATGCAATAGTATCAGTATCTACGTGATTTTTTTGAATACCTTTTTGAGTAAAATCACTAACCCAATTCCAACCAGTCCACACCTGAATATGACCGTATGGTTTATTATTAGTATAACCCATAACAATTATATCACCAATTTGCCATTCGGATGCGTTTCCAATGTACGATCTTGAAAAATCAGGTACACCATTTGCGTTTTTAGGAATTACTATTCTTTTCTTATCATCGTAATAAACTTTTCCACCAATTGGTTTCGCAAATGATGATACACCGCCACCAGTTGATGGATTTTTAAATGAAAACCAATCGGCATTTCCACTAATTTGCCCTAACCCCTTTACACCAGTTAAAGCAGTTACCACCGCTTGCGTTCCTTGCGGACATAAACCATGTACACCCTTTATATAACCACTTCTTAAATTTTCATATTTTACTCTAGCATTTTTACCAAGACTTTTAGCCCATTGTCCTGCTTTTTGCAATAATTCATCTAAATTTTTATATCCAGATTTTATACTTTCTGCCGGTGGTAATTTTACTATTCCCTGGTCAATTAAAATTTGATTTAATTTTTCCGCTTTTAATTGATTTACCTGACTGGCTGCATTAAGAGACTCTTCTTCAGTATTCCCATCGCTGAATTCGGTAGGTGTTGCTGCTTGATATGTTTTATATTCGTTTGCAAGTGCATCTATTTTTTCAGGACTTGGATTTATAATAGCCTGAACCTCTGGGTCATTTGGGTCCAAATCGGTTTTACTCCAATCTATATTATTATATAATTCTTGAGAGAGTGGTGGAGTTGGAGCAGCCGGCGGTACCGTATATCCCGTCCAATTGATAACACTCGGAGCGGGTGTTGGTGTTGGGGCTGTTGGGTATAACGATACGGTACTAATCACACCTGTAACAGTTGTAAGATGTTGTGTAG